CGCCGGCGACACAGGCGCAACGGCGGTAAACAGGGGACTCGACTCCATACTCCAAGGCTTTCAAAACGACCCCGCCGCCGCGCGCGGTGGGGGTGACTGAGACGACAGCGCGCTGTCGTCGAGGTGCAGGTGACCGCCTGCGGTTCAAGGTGGTGAGACACCTTGGACCCCCCTCTCGCGAGGGGCGTCAGTAGGCCTGGATGATGAACATCAGGGCCACGTTGCGGGGGCGGGTTTCGGTCCCGCCGGTCGAGCCGGTGGTCAACGGCCCGCCGCCGCCACCGGTAATGTTGATCGAATTGGCCCCGGTCGAACCGCTGTTCTGGTTGGGCAGGGAATGATTGTGAGACTGGATCGCCTGCCCCTGGGCCGACCCCAGCGCCCGCGCCGCGTCGACGCCCCGACCATTGTCCCAGCCCCTTGGAAACTCGCCGCGCATGTCGGGCAGATTGAATGTCGTCGCGCCGTCTCCGACCCCATAGACGACGCCGATCGCGTCGAAGAGAGCGGCATAGGTGGCCCGCGAAACAGCCGCCCCGTCACATTCCAGCCAGCCCTCCGGCGGGGTCGCGCCGGCATGCATGGCCACATTGCCGGGCGCGCCGCCGCCCAGCCGTCGGATGGCGTCGCGCAGCTCGGTCCAGGTCCCCTTGACCGGCGTGATGCCGGCGGCCTCGATGGCCACCAGCAGCGTCTCCTGGACATCATTCAGCCAGGCGGGGGGAACCACGGTCGCGGGGGCGGGCGTCGTCTTGAAGAGGCCGGCGGCGGCGTCGGGGGTGTCGATGCGGTGCATGGGTCAGGGGCCTCCTCAGGCGTAGGTAAAGATGACGCGGGTGTGGGCCGGCCGGGCCGCCTGGATGATGCATTCCAGGTCGATGGCGCCGCCTTCGGCCAGACGATCCCCCGCCCGGCTGACGCCGGCGCGAAACAGGGTGAAGTCCGTCTCGGTCAGCACATGAACCCGCCAGACGAACCGCCACTCTCCGCCGCCGATCAGCGCGGTCAGCGACGGCTCGAAGTCGTCGACGTCCGGGTCGAACTCATGGATCTCGATGTCAAAGCCGATCGAGGCCGCCAGGGCGATGTAGAAGGCCCTTGTCTGGCCGGCCTGGAAGGCCAGCTTGCGGACCGCAACGGCCTGGCGGGCCGACAGGCTGGTCGCCGCCGCCGTGCAGGGATCAGGCAGGCCAAGCACCCGCTCCCAGTCGTCGATCATCTCGACGGTGGTGTGCGGGTCGGCCTCCTCGAAAAGGTCCGCTACGCGGGCGTCCAGCCGGGCCATCTCTCCGGCCCAGCCGGTGAACAGATCCCCGAGGCCGGAGCTGCGATCGCGCGACCACGCCGCCCCCGAGGGCAGCAGGGCCATCATCTGATCCACATAGTCGGCGCGGTCATGAGCCATGGCCATCAGCTCCAGGTGATCGCGCCGAGGACGACGATCTCTTCCGGATCAGCCACCACATTGGCGGTGGGGGACACCAGCACATGGTCGGTCTCGCCGGCGGCGATCGAGATGGCCTCGCGGATATGGCTGATCAGCAGGGTCCCGCCGGGCTCGGCCTCGCGGGACAGCAGGTCGCGCAGCTCGGCCTCGACGGCGGCCTTCACCGCGTCTGTCGCCGGCGTCAGGGTGATCTCCGGGTCCAGATCCAGCGGCGTCGGAGCAAACACCGTGACATCCGCCGTGACCGGCCGCAGCGGGTCGATGTGAGCGTCGACGGCCGCCAGGTCGCCGCTCAGCGGAATGACGTCGGCGCGGCCGTCCATCACAAAGGTCACCCCCACCGTGCCCAGGCCGTCGCGCTCGGGAAACACCCAGGCCCGGGTGACTTCGCCGACCTCCAGCGCCCAGCGCTCATAGTCGCTGATCGCCCCGCCCCTCGGCTGCTCACGGATCCTGGCCAGCAGCCGGCCGCGCAGCGCGTCATCGCTCTCCTCGTCGACGCCGCCGGTCACGCCGCCGGCCGACACAACGGCCTGACTGCTGATCCCGGCGATCGGCGAGACAAAGGTCAGCGCATCGCCCGCTTCGGCCAGGCCGCCTGATCCGGCGGTCGCGGCCGCGATCGCGGCTGTGGCGACGCCCAGGGCAATGGTCGCGTCAGCCGTGACCACATACTCCGCCCCGTCGCTGCGCTGCAGCCGGGTCCCTTCGGGGGCCACGGCGCCGTTGGTTCCTGTCAGCTCGGCCGAGCCCGTCGCGGCGATCGCCGGCTTGCGCGCCACGCCCCAGACGCCGGCCCAGCGGGCCAGATGATCGGCGTCGGCCGTGTCCGGCATCAGCTGGCGGGCGGTGTCGTCCAGAAAGCCGTAAAGCCCATGCATCGCCCCGGCATGAACCCGGGCCAGAACGCGCTCGATCGCCCGCCGCAGCAGGGCGTCGCCGCCGCTGAGACGGCCGGCCAGATCGGTCTCGGCCTGGGCGACCAGCGCCGAAAGGGTCGGACGGGTGAAGGCCATCAGTGAAGCTCCCAGAGAAAATCAAACCGGCTTCGCGCCGGGCCGCTGGGCCGGGTGATCACCACGCCCAGGGCAATGCCGCCGGATCCGACCGCCTCGGCCTCGATCTCGATGCTGCTGGCCAGCCCATCGGTCAGCATCCAGGCCAGCGCCTCGGCCGCGTGATCCTTGACCCGCCGCACGTCCTCGGCCCGCCGCTTGCCCCGCGCCTCCAGCCACAGCCGCGAGCCGATCAGATCGCCCTCGACGGGCGGGACGACATCAGCCCACCAGCCGCGACGGTCTCCGCCGGCGTCCGGCAGGGTGTCGTCCAGGGCGGCGCGGCGATCGCTGAACAGCGAGATCAGCACCGCCGAGGCCAGGGCCGCGTCGGGCTGCTGGGCGTCGGTCACCACCAGCTCGGCCGCCTGGGCCTCGGCGTTCCAGATCAGGGCCAGCCCGCTCATAGCGCCTTCACCCTGGTCGCGCCGGGGCCGGTGATCACACCGCCCGAAACGCTATCGCCGACCAGGGCGACCTTCTTGATGGCTCCGGACCCGCCCAGCAGGACATCGGCCGAGTCGACGATCACCTGCGGAGCCTGGACCGTCGCCTTGCCGACGCCCGTGATCAGAGCGTCGCCGCCGGCGTTGACCTCGGCGTCGCCGCCGGCGGTGACCACCGCCTTGCCGTCGCTGTTGACCGCGACATCGCCGGTGGCGTTGAAAGTCACCGCCCCGCCGGTCGTCACGGTGACATCGAGGTCGGTCTCGATGACGATTCCGGTCCGCGTCAGGTGGATCTTCTGGCCCTGATCGTCGTGGATCGCGACCTCGCCGGCCTCCAGGCCCGTAAGCCGATAGCGGCGGTCCCCGACCGCGACAGCCAGGGACTGCCGGCGGTTGCCGGCAACGGCCAGGATGACCGCGCTGGCGCCCGGATGCGGGGCCGAGGCGAAGCCATAGTCCTGGTGGCGCTCGACATCATCCAGCACCTCGTCATCGAGGACTTCCAGCTGCAGGCTCTGCACTTCGCCGGCGTCGTCGACCAGCGAAACGCTGGCCCGGCCGATGCTCATTCTCAGGTCCCCGATCGGGGCCGACTTGCGGGTCATCAGAACTCTCCGGGCGGCGGCGTGGCCTTGCGGCGGCGCTTGGCCTTGGGCGCGATCGCCAACTGGCTGAAGGCGTCCTTGCCCGTCAGCATCAGATCGGCGCGGGTGCCGGTCTCGTCCCGCCGCCAGGTCACCGAATAGACCAGCAGCTGGCCCTTGATGCCGACGATCGGGGCGGTCACCGGCGTCAGCCGATCGGGCGCATAGAGCTGGCCATCCTCGGCCCGCCAGCTGCTGACGGTGATCTGCACCTGCTGGCCGCGCCCGGCCCGGGTCTGGGCCTCATGCCGCGCCCTGGCCTCAAGGCTGGAGGTCGAGCTGGCGTCGTCATTGACGATCAGCAGCGGGCGATAGCGGGCGACGCCCGGATCCTTGGCGCTGGCCTTGGGCCGCGTCTTGCCGTCAGACGAATAGCCCTTCACCACATAGTCGCTGAACCGGTCGGCGACGCTGTTGGTGAAGCTGATCGCCTCGATCGCGGCCCCCACTTCCAGAGCATATCCGGCGGCGATCTGGCCGGGCTTGATCAGCCGCAGCTCGCCGTCCGGTCCCGTGACCGGCAGGACGCCGCGCTGCCGGGCCATCCGGTCAATCGCCTCGAACACGCTCTCGCCCTGCTGCAGGGCGAAGGCGGCGAAGGCCTCTCCGGTCGAGGCCTCGGCCACCACCTTGATCCCGAACGGCGCGGTCAGGTCTGCCGCGATCTGCTCCAGCTTGCGTTTCTTCCAGCTGCCCGGGCGGTGGATCGCCGAGCAGTCGGTCAGGTCGATCGTCGATTCCAGTCCGGTGACCGTCAGCGGGTGGCGCTCGGCGTCCAGGGAATACTCCGCGGTGTCGACCCAACCGGTCATCACCTTGTCCTCGCCGATGAACAGGCTGCAGGCGTCGCCGGCCTCGATGCCCCACTGGTCGGGATCGCCCGGCCAGCGCTCCGACAGGCTCAGGCTGAAGTGGCCGACCATGGCGTCGATGCCCCGGGTGATGCTCGCCGTCTTCCAGCCGGTGAAGATCTTGCCGGCGATGCGGATGCTGATTTCGTCGCTCATCTCGCGGCCTCGGGCGACAGCAGCTCAAGGTCCCGGCCGGCCGGCACAAAGCCCGGATGGGCCAGGCGGTTGCGGGCGACGATCTCCAGATCCCGGCCGGCGTCGCCATACAGGCGATGGGCCAGCACCAGGGCCGGCAGGGTCGCCGCCGGCGCATAGCGAAACACCCGGGCGCGAGACCCGCCTCGGGCTTCAACGTCGCGCACCAGACTGGCCCGCAGGCCCTCCAGCGCCCGCCAGGCGTCATCCTCGCCGGCGTCGCCGGCTTCCAGCACCAGCTGGTCGATGGCGGCGGCCAGGTCATCGCGGATCGCGGCGGCCTGGTCATAGGATTCGAAGCTGATCTCGCTGACCGCGATGACCGCCTCGGCCGCCGCCGCCCGCCGCACCAGGGCGATGATCGCCGCCTGGTTGGCCCGCTGGCGGCTGCGCGACGGCGTCAGCCCCAGCACCGCCGCCAGGTCGTCGCCAAATCCCATCAGCCCCCTCAGGCCCGGCAGGGCGGCCAGCGGGTTGCCGGCCAGGCTGCGGACCTTGCCGACGAGGCCGATGATCTGCCCGGCCATCGCCGCCGGCGTGGCGACCAGGGCGGCGGCGTCAGCCACCAGGCCCTCGCCCAGCGCCTGCAGGTCGCCAAGCGTCGAGATCGCCGGCGCCAGACCTGCGACGGCCGCCTCGACCTGGGCCTTGATCTCGCCCAGCAGATCGCCGCCCGCGCCGGTGACGAAGCCGGGCGCGCCGGCGACGGAAAACCCGGCGGCGGCCGAGCTGGCGGCGACATCAGCGGCAGAGCCTGCGCTGTCGGCGGCGGCGGCGGCGGTGTCCACCGCGATCCCCGGCGCGGTGTTGGCGCCGGCCTCGACGAAGGACAGGGAAAACAGCGCCTGGCCGCCCTCCTGGCTGCTCTCCTCGATCGCCTGAGGGCCTTCCAGGGCGACGTTGAGAACGCCCAGCCAGGGATGGACCAGAATGCCCGGCCCTTCGGCCTCCAGGGCGGCGGCCAGCGCGTCGCGCGCCGCCATATAGTCAGGGCCGATCACATAGCCCTGGATGCGCCAGCGGCGCGGCGCCCGCCCCATGTCCTCGGGCCACGGCTCGTCGCGCAGCGCGTATTGGTGCAGCTCGGTCCGCCGGCCCAGCTCGTGGCTGTGGTTGTCGACCTTGAAGGGGACCCCGCGAAAGCTGGCGGGGCGCAGGTTGTCGCGCCAGGCCATCAGGGTCGGCCTCCAGCCGGGCCGCGCCGCTCGGTCAGGTCAAAGCCGACGGTGGTGTCCTTGCTCTTGATCACCAGGCCGGGGGCCAGGCCGATCTCCAGCTTGCCGGACATCGGCTTGTTGCCGAGCGGGCCGCCGCCCAGACCCGGCAGAGGGGCGTTGCCCGGATTGAGGGTCTGGCGAGCTGGCGCCGGCTCGCTTGCCCTTTGCCGCGCCATCGTTTCTGCCCAGGGGTTGCGCAGCATCCTCTGGTCAGCCTGACGCTTTTCGATGGCGTCTTTCGACGGGTGCATCAGCTTCCACAACAGGTCTGGCCCCTGACCGCCCTTGAACTCCTTGGAGAAGTCGAAAATCTCGCTCTGCTTGTTCAGCCAACCGAGGGCGTTGGCCAGAGCGCCGATCGCCTTGGCCAGGGAGCCAATGTCGCTGGCCAGCTTCGGCCAGTCGACCGAGTCTCCGAACGCGACCAGGCCATCGAGCGCCTTTGACAGGCCGTCGGAGACCTTTTGAGCCCAGGCATCCAGACGACCGTCACCCGCCGCTTCGTCGATAAAGGTCAGAAACTGCTTCACCTTGCCTTTGGCGTTGTCGAGTACACCAGCATCGGCGATCCGGCCCAGGAAGCTGTCCCGGGAGGCTCCAAGTCGGCGCATCAGCCGACCCCAGTCGTCGGCGCCGCGATCCATAGCCCCGCCGTCACGTTGGGCCAGGATGCCGGTTAGGGTCTTTTTCACGCCGGCGGCGGTGCGGCTCGATGTCGCCGTCATCCGCTTGCCGTCCTGGTCCCAGGAGAACACCACCTGTCGGCCGACCTTGCGGGCTTCGATGGCGTAGTCATCCAGCGCCCCAAACTGCCCACGCTGGGCGTCGAGGAACGCCTCTACTGTCTGGCCGAGGCTCTTGGAGTTGGCGAAGGCGACGTCGCCCAGCAGGGTCAGACTCCCGCCGGTCGGGTCGATCCCCTTTTTCTTCAGCCGGATATAGGCGGCGGTGACATCCTCCAGGCTCTGATCATTCTTGATCGAGAACCGGTCGATCCAGCGGAATGCGTCCTTTGAGGCGTCCCGGGTCTTCTCGATCGCCGCCAGCTGCGACACTAGGCCATCGCGTTGACTGCCTTCATCGAAGATCCGTCGCGTC